TGTTGCTTTTCCATTTCTTTGGCTTGTTCTAAAAACATTTCAATATATCTTTTAAAATTTTGTGTTCCAACTTCAAAAATATTATTATCTTCTGCTTCTTGCAGAATATCAAATAATCCTTTGCTAATAAATTCTACTGCTGTTTTTTCCATATATTATTTTTTTATAAAATTAAAAACCCCGACTTAAATCCTACGGGTCAGCGTAGGCAAAGTCAGGACTTATTATGTTTTTCGTTTCAACACCTGACCGTATTGTTTAGCAAATATAAATATTTTTTTATATAAACAAAATTGTTTTGAATTTATTTTTGAATAAATTTAAAAATATGTTCAATTATTGGCAAAGTCCATCCGTCTCCCAATAAACTAATGCTTTTTTGAATAGATAAAATATCGCAATAATCGTCTGGGAAACCTTGTAATCTACAAAATTCTGTTTTAGTTAAATTTCTAACTCTATAATTTTGTAATACAAAAAGGTTATTAACTGACTCCATTAAACAAGGAGACTTTCCTTTCGTTACTCTTCCTCGTCGAGTTGTTGAAGTTGGAAACGACAAGTCAATACAATCGTTTTCAGTAACAACGTCAAATCCTTTTGCTGTATTTGTTTTTATTCTTAATTCGTTTTTATTTTGATAAATTAAATTATTATCCTTTTCAATTACATAAAGTTGATTATTAAATCCTTTACTTTCTCTTTCAATAATAAAATTTTTAAATTTATCCATATTTTTATAAATATCTTTATACATACTCTCCATTATACAACTACTTTTTAAATGTTTTGTATTTCCACTTTCTAAAATATCCTTAAACATAATTCCTTTATCTTTTGGCTGAGGAATGTCGGTAACAATATCAAACATCGTCTCCTTTGTTTTTATATTGCTCCAATAATAACGATCACGAAGTTGAGCCATAACTAACGAACTATTAATCCTAACCGGATAAACTCCCAAAGCTCGGCTCATAATTCCAACGTCCAACTTTGAGGCACTTCCGACATTCTCTTGTAAAAATAATACGTTTGGATTGAGTGATTTTATATGTTCTAAAATTTCAACAAAGACAAAAAATAAACTTGACTTTTTACCATTAATTCCTGCTCGTTTTCCTGCAGCACTTAAATCTTGACAAGGCGAGCCACTTAATACCAAATCAATAGTTTTCCAATCAATATCCCAGTTTCTCCACTTAGTAACGTCTCCGACTTGGATTGTGTCAGGGAAGTGGTGCTGAGTTAATTCAATAGCATAAGGCTTAATCTCTGAGCTGTAATATTTATTTACTTTTATACCAACGTTCTCTAAGGCTTGGCGTCCTGTATTCATTCCGTTAAATAGTGATAGTACGTTCATAATTTTACTTTTTATCTTCCGTAAATTAACATAAATGCATCACGCTGCTCTTGATTAGTTCTTTTATTAATCCCGCTTATCTTTTTAAACGTTTCCGAATCGATTTTTTTTCTAGTAGGTTTAATTTCTACGTATGGAAGTTTTAAGTACTGGCACATTTCAATAATCTTATTAGCGGTTTCAAAGTTCCTACCGGTATTTTCACCTATTTTAGAATTAAACGCTGCTGAATTGCCTTGTTTTATGTGCCAATTTGAGTTATTTAAAGACCCTTTTTCAATATAAACCGTTGGCTTTTGTTCTCGTTCTTTATAAAAGTTTAAAAAATCAAACAATTCGAAAAAAGTAAGGTTTTCTAAATCGTATTCAGTACCGTTATAAAAACAAACACCGTTTTTATCTACATCAGGATCAATTCCAATTAAAAGTTTTTTCATTATTTTAGTATTGAATTTTTAAAAGTTTCAAAGTCAGAAATATAATTTAAAAGGTAGTTGCAAACTAAAACGCTTTTGCACTTATTTTTTACGGTTTCGATTGTAGTTCCCGAATTAATTTTATTATTTAAATCCTGCATTAAATTTTTAGCAATCACACCCTCTTTACTTCTAAATAGGTTTTTTTGTTCTGCGGTATAAATTACCAATTGAGAATTATAAATTTGTTTTTTCTCTGCATCTGTAACTTCAATTTTGTAGGAAGTACATAAATCATCATAAAGAAGCCAAGCGTTATTTGAAAATTTATCGTTTCTAATTTCCTCGTAAAGCATTTTAATAAATTCTAGTCTAATTTTATTTTTCTCTTCATCGGTTTTTTCTGGCATTGCATTAAGTAAATTTTGCTTTTGGTTTTTGTAATATAATAAGCTATCGTTTCTAAAATCTACATAAGCCTGTAGTACTTCCCCAATGCAAATACAATCTAAAAGTCTAAATACTTTTATATTTGGAAATTCACGAGCTGCATACATTTTAAAAGCCTCTTTGATTTCCTCAATGGTTAAATTACCAAACTTTGATTTTAAAAAATCTGTTACAACTAGCATTTGAATTTTTAAATCTTTTGCCTCGTTTTCATTTGAACATTTTATATTTAGCAAAGTAACTAAATAATTTATTAAATTATCAAAATCTTGCACGTTTTGAATTTCTTTTAATTTCGGATAGTCTTCATGGATTTTGGCGAGCAAGGGTTTCGAGTGCGTCAGCTGTGTTAAAGCGGAATTGTTTTTTTGTTCCTGAGTTTGTAAATTGTTTTCCATTTTTTTCTGATGTTTGTTTTTTTGTTAGCCAATTAATAAAGTGTTCTATAAATCCTTTTTTTATTTTATGCTCGGTTTGAGTAGTTTCCAAAAATAAAACAAAATCATCAATTTTATTTATAATATCTTCAATTGAAATTTTTTGCTGCATTGAAACTGATTCTAACCAACTTTGGCTTTCAGATTTTAAAATATTAGCATGAATATAATTAATACTTAAATCACCGTCACCGAAATTTTTAATTTCGGGTATGTTGTTATTTGTATTATTGTTAGATTGTATATTGGTATTATGTTTATCTATACTATCAATGCTTTGTACTGTGCTTTGTACTGTGCTTTCACTTTGCTTTGTTACGTGCTTTATACTTGCTTTATCAAGTGCTTTGTTAAGTGCTTTGTAATTTTCTTTCAAAGCAATAATGTTACTAGAGTACTGATTTTTACTATATTCTATAACTTCAAAAAATTCAAATAAAACTAATTCATCAAATGTTTTTTTAAAAACTGAATAACTTTTTATACCAGTTGCTTCTAAAACCATAGAAGTTGGAAACCCAAATTTTTTTTTCCAACCCAATCTATTGCAATGTTCTAATGCAAAATAATAAATAGCACAATGATTTGGTTTAATTTTTTCTGGGTTTTCAAAAGCATAATCCCAAAAATATCTGTTTAATTTAAATATATCCATTTTATTAAAAAGTTAATGCCCTACTACAAGCAGTGGAAGTTGCGAGTAATAAGGCATTTATAATATTTTTTCAGTAGCTTCCACTCTACAACTGCAAATATAAAAAATAAATTTAAACCCACTAAATAAATAGCGGGTTTTTTTTTATTAATAATTAAAATATTTCAAACCCGTTTAAAGAGCAATACCACTTACCATTGTATGGATTACCTTTTACGGTAAATTTTACAATTACATCCTCTCCTAGTGCAAATGCATCTAGTAAATCGCATTTGTCTTGCACAAAATCTACAGGGATTTCCTGTGGGTACTGCTCATCGGTTTTAATTACCAATAATCTTTTTTTGAAAGTTCCTTTACTTCCTACTGTTTCTGTATTTCCTATGTGGATAATACTTCCGCTAACTTGATTCATATTTATTTATTTAAATTATTCTTTGTCATGCATTTTTAAAATCAACTCAACACGTTTTTTTTCCTCTAGTAATTCAATAAAATGTGTCCTGTAGAAGTTTATAAATTTTTCTAACCTTTCGTTGTACAATATTAATTGCTCAACATCGTCGGTAACCTCATCAAATATCATTTGAATTACTTAAAAAGTATTCTTTAAATCTACCCTCTAAGTACTGGTCCTGTACTGGAATATTCCAAATATCTTTAAGGTCTTTAATCCTCCTACGTAGGTCTCCAATTCCGTATTGAATTAAAGCCACTGAGGTCGTAAGTTTCTCACCACGTAACAAAGCATCATAAACTATTTGGCATTGCTTAGAAAGCCTCTTTTTGTTTTGCTCAAATTGCTCTTGGTTTTCAACTGTGTTTTCTTTGTGTAAAAAAAGTTTTTTATTTAATTTTTTTGTTTCCATGATAAAAAAACGATTAACCTTTACATCGTGAGGTATTTAAAATTAAAATTTAACACACTGCTCTAGCCTTTCAGTAATTTTGTAAATTTTTGCTAAATTTATTTCATTTCTTTGCAATATATGTTCGTAAATACTAATTTGAGATTGTGTATTATTCGTGGGTACATCATCTTCGTATTCACCAAATTCATAAACACCTCCAAGCTGTGCAGTAACTTCATTTAGCCTATAATAAATATCTAAAAACTTATCTGCAAACATTTGGTGTCTGTAGTTTAAATTACTTAATAAAGACTGTTTACAATCTAATTCCTTTGATAAATTTAAATCAAGTTTTTCTGATTCATTTTCCAAAATTAAAGTTTTTTTTGCTTGATCCTGATTTGTAAAAATTTTTTCCATTTTGATTTTTGTTTTAATTATTAATTATTCATTTTTGATTCGTAAATATAAAACACCTCTTGTGTTTTAATTGGGTAATATTTTACAATTTGTTTTTCAAATTGTGTAATAATGTAGTAATTTAAATTTTTTTTAGTCTTAATTGGTTTGATATTTTCTATACAACATTTTTTATAGAAAGTACTCAATTCTATTTTTAGAATTTTTTCCATTTCGTGCGATGAATATAAGTGCATAATATTTTATCTAAATATAATTGTAAAGCCCCAAAATAAAAATGCAATAACTAATCTTTTACTAGAAAATGACAGTTCAAATCCAAATACAATTCCTGTGTAATCCTCTTCAAATTTTATTATTGGTAATTTCATTACTTTGATTTTTAAAGTTTTTAAAATTTTCTATCATTGTTTCCTTTAAATCGGTAACATAATTTTGAGTAGTAAGCCATTCAAATACCTGCTCAATTGTCAAGTTTTCGCCATACTTTACCCCATTCTCAAATGAATGACTACAATCTATTATTTGCCTTGCAGATTGACAGAAATAGTCTTCTCCAAATACCTCAATAAGATTTTTAATTTTTGCTTTTGCTTTTGACATGATTTCTTTTTTTTAATTATTAAATTTGTGATGATTCGTGCAGTCTTAAAACCTGCGAAGTTTCTTTTTTGTTTCTAAAAATAAAATCCCTAGCCTGTTGTTCTGACAAATGCGTTTTTACTGATCCGACTTGGTAAGCAAACTCGCCTTTTAAATTTTTATTCTTAATACTTTCAAAAATAGTATCTTCATTGTAGTTAGATTCAATAGCATATAAATCGTAGTTTTTAGCCTCTATTTTTTCCAAGTGGGCTGTATCGGTAATGTGTATTGTTTTATGCTCTCCTTTGTAAAGCCTGTATCCAAAATTCATAACATCATGGTATAATGTTACTGGGGAAACTTTAAAATTTTTATAATCATATACAACACCCGCTTTTAAAATATCTACGTTTTTAATCCCTTGCAAATGCTCAGCTAAAAACTCCCCACACGCAAAGCGTAAAGTGGGGCGTTCAAAAGCTAATTTTTTAATAGTTGCTAGGTTAAAATGGTCGCCATGAATATGAGTCAATAAAACTATTTGTAAATTACTTTGGTAATTTTTAATAGTAGAGTATGGAACTCCCATATCAATAGCAATCGTGTTATGGTATATAACACAATTGCCTTTTGAACCTGTTGAAAGTACGTTGTACATTACAATAAAACTTTTTCGTTTTCAGGAAGTAAAACTTCTTTTTGATCTACAACAATATGCTCTACAACTTCTCTGTGATTCACATCGATTGTATCCGGTTCGTTGTATAAATCCTCTTTTTCTGTATCGGTGTGCGTTTCAATAATTCTTTTTACCGTAGCGTTGATTAAAGTTTTTTCATACATCTCACGTTCCCAAGCCCAGAAATTCCCGTTCTTAGCCATTGATTTATCCCTACGTTGGTCTAGGTCTGCTTTAGTGTAATACTTCGGTCTAATATGCCCGCTATTAAATTCTACTACGCAATACCCTCCGACTATCTCGCCTTTAAAAGTTGGTATGTGCTTATCGATTTTTAAAACCCCGTTTTCAAAGTGCATTAAAAATTCATCTTCTGCATTAATCAATACCGGAATAATATCTTTTACATCACACATTTGTTTGGCTGTAAATATTAATCCTTGGTACTGCCACCCAAATCTAAGCGATTTACCCGTTGGCGAGTCTTTGTCATTTTGTACAAAAAAATAACAATGGTTTTTTTGAAAGTCTAGTTTGTTTGAAAACATTTTTAAAAATGCTTTTGTTACGCTAATTGACGGAACCTGATCTACATCTTTCATTGTAGATAATTTTTCCATTGCAAAGAAAACGCTTTCTTTAAATGTTTCCGGTAGTGAAACAAATTTAGAAGCTGACATTGATTCCATTTGCTTAATTACTTCTGAACGTACTTTTGACGGTTCATAAACTGATACTTGATTTTCCATTTTTTTAAATGTTTTTGTAGTTAATATTATTTTGTTTCATGTATTCCCCTAAGGCTCTTAATTTTGTCATCGTGGCTGTAACCTCAAACGAAGCTTTTTTTACTTCCTCAGCTTCCGCAGCTACTACGGGTGCAGAAATTGGCTCGGCAACTGGTGTTTGTACTGGTCCTGTAGCTTGGCTTTTATTTAGTTTGTAATTATTTATTTTGGCTTCAATTTCTACGAGCTTATCGTGGTAGTCTTTGTCCGATAAGTTCTCAATATCTGCAACGCTTATATAAATATCTGCGTTATACTCAAAGCAAGCCGTTATTGTAACGTAAGCCAATCCAAATTCATATAGTTGGTTTTTTCTTTTTTGTGTTCTGTTGGCTTGTATCCTAGCTTTTTCAATAGCTTCCGATTCCTTTCTGTCTTTTACCGAAGTAATAGCACTAGAAACATTTAGGCTGCTTTTATATTGGGTTAGGATTTCGGCTTCAAACTCTGTAGACTTAATTAGTTTTAAATCATCAATTACTTTTTCAATGTAGTCAAAGATTTGCTCTTTGTATTTTTTCTCTGTAGTAGAAAGGTTCACATCAATTCCAAGCCTATCAAAAGTAATAAAATCTATTGACTCGGCAATACATAATTCGTTAAAATACGCCTCAATGGATTGCTTTTTTTCTGTTTTAATTTTACTTTCAACAAAATCAATTTTATCCTTTAGTGTTTCAATAGCCGATTTATACCTTTCTGAAATTTCAACTTTATAAACCGATTCAAATTCGTTGTAAGGAGTGTTTACGCTTTCCTTTATAGCCTTTCTTTGCGTCTCAAAGTCTGTCAACTCCTTATTCAATTCGGCTCTCAAATCCTTTAAAGATTTTACCGTTTCAACTGTAGCAACTTGCTTATCCAGTTCTAGGTCTTCAATTCTTTTTAAAACCTCTTTACCTACTTCCTGCAACCTGTGAGAAATAATAGGTGCTTGTACTAATTTAATTTCGTTCTGCATCTTTTTAGTATTTTACTTCTTTATACTTTCTTCTAAAATAAGCCTCGCAATCTGCGTTTACTTCCAAAGCGTCTAAGTTTCGCTTTTTTAATTCGTTTTCAAACGCCTCCTCAAACTTTTTAAAAGTAATAATAGCATCTAGGGCTTCTCTACCGTCAAAACAAATCTTAAGCATTCCGTTTACTTTGATTTTGTTTTCGTCCACATTCTCTGCAGCAAAAACCAATTTTACTTTTTGAATAAATTTTTTCATAATATTCTCAGCACTTTACCTTGCAATCGGGTTTAATTAGTTTTAAATAATTCTTTTTCTGTCTTACCAGTGTGTAACATGATCAGCTTTACCGAAAAGAAATGCTCTAGCCTTTGTGACTTTCTTTTTGCGTAAGCGTAAATAGTTCCCTCCGAAACTCCTAAGGCATTGGCTATAACTTCTCGAAGTTGCCATTCCTGTCTAATTAATTGATAAACTTCATCTTTAAACATGTTATTTGATTTTATAAATACAAATCGTATTGTATTATTTGTTCGGTACAAATATATAGATTGTTTTTAATTGTGCAAACTATTTAAGTAATTTATAATGAATATAAATAAGCATAAATTGTAAAAAAAGTGCATTTATTATTTGTTCATTAAATAAATAGGTATATATTTGCGCTCAGATAACAACAACGAAGTTTTATCATTTAAAAAAAAATAGATCATGAGTTACAACACATTAACATTATTAGACAGGCTTAAGCCAAAGTATTTAAAAAAATTAAATTTATTAGAACAGGAATATCCAACCTCAGTAAAAAAAATTAAATTGAGCTTAAACGAAAATCAAAGCGTTTTCGGTTTAACTCTTAGCGAGGCAAGTTCCATTTGTTTATATTTTGATATTGAAATGAACATAAATAATTTACTTAATTTAATTAAAGAAGACGAAAATTAAAAATATAACTTTAAAAAAAAACAATCATGAAAAACTTTTTACAAAACAAAAGACCTCAAATTACTTTAGGAGCTATTATTTTTGTTTATTTCTTAATTCAAATATCGAGAATATGAAAACAGCAATGCAGGAACTAAGGGAAGATTTAATTTTGACTATTGGATCAGCAGATAACTCTTTATCTGAGGTTGAAAACGAAACGATAAGAAAGGCTTGTCAACTAGTGGTAAAACTTACCTTAAATAAAATTATAGAAAGAATTGACCTCAAACTTTTAGAAGATGAGAAGAAGCAAATTATTGAGGCTTGTGAATCAGCAGGTGCTACAGATTTTTGGGTAAAATATGAAAGCTATGAACAATACTATAACAAAAAATATAAAATTAATGACAATTAAAAAAAGAGGGTCAGGATCAAAAGAAAATGTAGGTAGGCACAAACTAACATATAAAACAAAAAGGATTAATAAAACAGTTCCTGAGGCAATTTTTGACCTATGTTTGTCCCTAATTGATGCCGAGTGCCTAAAGTTTAAAAATAAATAACGTTTACTAACATAAAATTTTATAGTTTTGTATAGTAATTTTGATAAATAAAGTATGCTAAATTCAAAGAAATTAAAAATATCTGAAATAAAATTAAACCCTAATAATCCTAGATTAATTAAGGATGACAAGTTTACTAAGCTCGTACAATCAATAAAAGAGTTTCCCGAAATGCTAGATATTAGACCGATAGTTGTCAATAGCGATATGGTTATTCTCGGTGGTAATATGAGGTTTAAAGCCTGCAAAGAAGCAGGACTAAAAGAAATACCAGTAATTGTTGCCGATAACCTAACCGAGCAGCAGCAAAAGGAATTTTTAATTAAAGATAATGTTTCCGGTGGTGAGTGGGATTGGGATATGCTAGCCAATGAATGGGATGCAGAATTATTAAATGAATGGGGATTAGATGTTTGGCAAGATGATATAAATGTTGATGAATTAGGAGAGGATTTTAGTTTGCCAGACGGAGATAAAGCACCGTTTCAACAAATGACTTTTACTTTGGCAGACGAACAAGCGGAACAAATTAAAAATGCAATTGCAGATATTAAAGCAACTGAGGAATATAAATATTGCGAAACTTTAGGAAACGAAAATAGTAACGGTAACGCTCTTTATTTAATTATTATGCAATGGGCAGAGCAAAGGAAATCTTAGTCAAAGTAATACCTAGCAAAATAGCTAATGAATTTGTAAAAAGGCATCATTACAGTGGTAAGGTAGTGCCAAATAGTAATTTGCATTTTGGTTGTTTTTTAGATGATAAATTACATGGAGTTTTAAGTTATGGAAGTTCTTTAGATAAAAGCAAAACAATAGGATTAGTAAAAAATACAAATTGGAATGATTATTTAGAATTAAATAGGATGGCATTTGACGAGTATTTACCAAAATATTCAGAAAGCAGATGTATTGCAATTACATTTAAATTATTAAAAAAAAATGCTCCTCATATTAAATGGATTTTATCATATTCGGATGGGTGCGATTGTGGTGATGGAACAACATATAGAGCAAGTGGATTTTATTTAACTTTAATAAAAGAAAATAGTGATTTATTTTTATTGCCTAATGGTAAAAAAATTCATTCAATGACCATTAAGTCAAGCAAAACAATAATGAATAAATATGGAAATTGGAAAAAATATTTAGATGTTGAGCATATTGGATGGCAAAAAATTAAAGGGTTTCAATTGAGATATATTTATTTAATAGATAAAAACTGCAAAATAAATGTACCTATATTGCCATTTAGTAAAATAGATGAAATGGGAGCAGGAATGTATAAAGGCGAAAAAATAACACTAGCCGAAAGGCAAAAATAATACCTGCGTGATTAGCATATACAGTAATGCGTTTGGCATACCAGCCAAAAGAAAGGGTGCAATTCCACTATCACGCTCTAATTAATAATACAATGCCACAGTCAAAAAAATTATCAGCAATTGAAAGCATATCAAATGTATTTATTGGATTAATAACCTCGTTTTTAATTCAATTGGTATTATACCCAATGCTTAATATTCCCGTTACTGTTACTCAAAATTTAATAATTACCTTTGTATTTTTTATAGCTTCTTTTATTAGGGGTTATTTAATTAGGAGGTACTTTAATAAGCTATAATTATGAAACAAATATCGAAACAAAATGTTACACTTAAAAAAGCAATGATTGAAGCGTTGGAAAAATCGCTCGGAATTGTTACTACTGCGTGTAAAATTGTAAAGATTGAAAGGAACACACACTACAGGTGGATTCGTGAAGATGAAGACTATAAAGCTGCGGTTATCGGCATTGAAGATATGGCGATTGACTTTGCAGAAAGTAAGCTGCACAATCAAATAAGTAAAGGCGATACTACTGCGACTATTTTCTATTTAAAAACTAAAGGAAAAAAGAGGGGTTATATTGAGAGAACTGAACACCAAATTGAAGTTGAAAAAGCTATTTTTAAAAATATAGATTTAGATGTTAATCAAGACGACAGCACAGAGTAAAATTGCCAAACTAAAAAAGAGAATCAGAATCGTACAGGGCGGGACTTCAAGTTCTAAAACCTTTACGATTTTGCCTTTTTTAATACAGTACGCAATACAAGCCCCAAACTCCGAAATTTCTGTCGTAGCGGAGTCAATTCCACATTTAAGAAGAGGTGCTATAAAAGACTTTTTAAAAATAATGAACTGGACCGGAAACTACAATCAAAACAATTTTAACAAATCAAACCTTACTTATAAATTTACAAACGGAAGCTACATTGAATTTTTTAGTGCAGACCAACCCGATAAGCTACGAGGTGCCAGACGTGATATTCTTTTTATAAACGAGTGTAATAACGTAACATTTGAAAGTTATCAGCAGCTTTCAATACGTACAAAGAAATTTATTTATTTAGACTACAATCCTACAAATGAATTTTGGGTGCATAATGAATTAATGAACGACGAAAATTCAGACTTTGTAATACTTACCTACAAAGATAACGAGGCACTTGATCCAGCTATTGTAAAAGAAATTGAAAAGGCAAAAGTAAAAGCCGAAACTTCAAGTTATTGGGAGAACTGGTGGAAAGTTTACGGGCTTGGCGAAATAGGTTCACTTGATGGTGTTATTTTTAATAATTGGCAAAGTATTGATACAATACCAAACGATGCAAGGTTAATCGGAATGGGATGCGACTTTGGATATACAAACGACCCTACAGCAATAGTTGAAGTTTACAAATGGAATGATAAAAGAATATTGAACGAGGTCTGCTACGAAAAGGGATTGACAAATTCGCAAATAGCGAAGCGGATTACTTCTAGAGTTCCGGTATATTGTGATAGTGCAGAACCAAAATCAATAGCCGAATTAAAACTGCATGGTATAAACGCAATTGCAGTTTCAAAGGGTGCAGATAGTATCAATTACGGGATAAGTATAATACAGGAAAACCAGTATTTAGTAACTAGTCAGTCAGTCAATTTAATTTCAGAACTAAGAAAGTACGCTTGGGATAAGGATAAGAAAACAGGAAGCACTTTAAACAAACCAATCGATGATTTTAATCACGCAATTGACGGTTGGAGATATCACGAAATGATGACTTTAGGAACGCTTAAAAAAGCAAATTCAATCCGCATAAGAGTATGAAGCAAATAACAGTCAAAGAATACACAGAGCTTTCACCTGAGAAGCAATTACCCTATATTACGTTATTCACTTCGCTAAAGGGAAAAGAATTGCTTACAATCAAAATAAACGAGCTTTCTTATAATGAAGTCAGAACCATTTTTAAAAGGCTTTCAAGTTCTAGTGAAGTAGAAGATATAAAAACAATCTTTGTGGATGCCTTGAAAATAGAGGAGTTTCAATTTTATTGCTTACCTCTACAAAATTTTTTCCAAATAAAAAAATATATATCAAATTACTTTGTAAATTTGCAAAGAAAGGAAAGCCAATTATTGCAATCTGTAAATGAAGATACTGCAGTTTGGGAAATGGCGGGAGGTGAAAGGTTAAACGAATTTTCAGATATATTGCCACTTTCACAATTAGCAAAAATATACGGAGGTTACCCGTTTGATTACGGTACGAAAAAGTATATTGAAATAATTTATTTGCTACGTATGAACAACGTGCAGGGTCAAGTAGAAAAAGAATACCAAACATTAAAAAGTAAAAAATAATGGATAGCAAATTAACGGTTGACAAATTCATAAAAGAAATTGACAAAAAGGCTTTAAAGGATCAAGGCAAAACCATGAACGATGTTACTCTTTGGGTAAATGAAAAAATTTATACCGATATAGAGCCATTTTTAAAAGAGGGAAAGTATAAAGGAATTACAATCATTTGTTAAATGGCAGACTTAGTTAGAATATTAGATACTTTTTGCACAGCAAATAACGTAAAATTTCATTACGGTAATAAATCACACCTAAATTTAATTGATGCGGGTTCAGATTTAGCACCGAATAAAATCCACTTATTGCTATTCCCTTTAAGGCGTGGTAATTTTATTGAAAACGGTAGGGTTTATAACGGTAATTTCTTTATTGTAAAACCTGATAATTTCGCACAGGAGTATTTTAATGAAACTTCTGGACCAAATGCAGAGTCAAAATACAATACGTGCATCGAGCCTATTATTGCCTCTTTAGATAGTATTGAAAAAAAATTAAAATGGTGCGAAGAGATTGATATTTTAAGTTGGGAAAGCGTCGATGCTGTAGATGTATTGGATGCCAATATGAGCGGTTTATACGTAACATTCCAATTTAAAGTTTATGAGTAGTAAAGTTTTATCGCAGCAATTCGAACTTTTAAAAAAAGATTTGATTATTGCCTACGATGCTAAGGGAATGCGAGCCAGTGGAAAGTTTGCCGATACTTTAGAAGTGCAGGTTACGGGATTGACTGCAAGGCTATTTGGTGAGGATTACTCACAACAACTTGAAACGGGGCGTAAGGCTGGAAGATTTCCGCCGATTAATGCTATTGAACAATGGATAAAAGATAAGGGCATAGCCAATAGAATACAGGGCGAAATTTCAATAAGTAGCCTAGCTTTTTTAATAGCTAGAAAAATTGCCCGAAATGGTTGGAAACGTGAAGAGTATGGAGGCGTTCAATTGATAAGCGAAGTGGTAACCGATGCGAGAATACAAAAAATAATTGATGAGGTGGGTGCGGAACAAGCCCTGATTTATTCAACAGAAATAATTAAACTAGTAAACGAAATAGCAGTATAATGGCAATATTATTTGACAAACAATTAACACTTACGGATTTATTACTTTCGTACAATAACAACACCGTAACTTTTAAAAGCAATTCGATTAGTTCGTTAAGCAAAGCGACGGTTGCTTTTGGTGGTAAAGTATTTACATTATTTCCTGATCCTGCTAGTAAGTTTCATTTTAATTTTAAATACAGCGTTTCAACTTTAATAAACGGAACTAATAATTTTTCAGACGCTACGGATTTAGCTTTAGTAAGCCCGATTACAGCTTCGAATAATTTTAAAACACGTGTTATAAACGATGCTGGATACTTTGAGGCGTTTGATTGTTTGGTTTCTCAAATTACAGCTTTAGGAATTGCACCAAATATAAATTATACTGATTATATTTTTAAAAATTACAGTGTAGTTTATACGATATTTTTTACAAATAATACCTCAGAAACTGAAACGGTAAATTATAGTTTTTTAAGTGCTTACGTAAACCCACAAAACTATAAACAATTATACCCTCAATACCCTTTCCAAATTACAGGGCAGTATATTTTAAAACCGATTTCGTATTTTAAAAAGTGGCTAGGTTACCCTTTTGATATTACTTATTACAACGGGCTTTTAAATGACTTGACTTTTAATGTAAACGGAAACACTTTTATTTTACCAAATACAAACCGAATAAATAGAGTTATTTTCTCAGACGGAGTGAGCGATTATTTTAATTTACAAAACGGTTACAATACCGTAAATGGAATTTACATTGAGGAAATTGGTAACGCTTGCGACGGGCATTATTTGAAGTGGCTAAATTCATTCGGTGGGTGGAATTATTGGCTATTCAATAAAGGAAACGATACACTTACAACTAAGGACTTAGGAACTATCAATAATGATTATAATGATATTGTAGATACTATTTCGCCAAATATTTCAATTGGTAAAACCTCTGAAAATAATTTAACCGTTGTACAGGAAAACATAACACCTGATGAATTATTGGTTTTAAACGATTTATTAGAAACGCCAAAAGTTTATTTATTTACTGGTGTGCAAGGTCAATTAGTGCAGCCAAACGATTGGTTAGAAGTTTCAATAAAAACGGGTTCTTTTAGAATTACAAACGCAAGGGAAAAAATGACAAATTTGAGTTTGAATATTGATTTACCAATTAATAACACCAAAACTTTATGAGGCTAATTATAAACGGTTTTGATATTGAGCTAGAGCCTGATGAGAAGATTGCCAGAACTTTGCAGGTTAACGATATTTTAAGCCTTAATAATCGTCAATCAAATTATACAAATACTTTCTCAATTCGAAAAACCGATAAAAATAAACAGGCTTTTGAATTTTTAGGTATTGTAGGAGTTATCACTCTTTTGCCTTACCGATTTAATGAAGTTTACCTTTATACCGACGATGGGGAGTGCATAGTTTACAAAGGGCGTGCAGTTGTTCAATCGACCGATATAGATTATAAAATAAATATTTACGACGGTAATATCGACTTATATAAAGAAATTGAAAATAAAAGTTTGGGAGATTTGGACTTGTCAGAAATTGACCATTCGAAAACGCTTTCAACTGTTGTAGCTTCATTTACAGGAAATTTAAATTACAAATATATAGTTGCCGATTTTAATGGTAAAATGATTTATAATACAAACCGAATTAATATTGATTACCTAGTTCCAAGTGCTAAAGTTTCGTATTTATGGAATAAAATTTTTACTGAGTATGGATTTACCTATTCCGGTACAGCATTCAATACAGTAGATTTTACAAACTTGTGGCTTACCTATCCAAAATTTGCAGTGATAACACAAACATTTGTTGAGATTTTTAACGTTACTACAGCTTCAAGTTCAACACCGGTATTCCCTACTTTTATAGTTCCCGAAACGGGAAGTTATGTAATAAAAGGTAATAATATTACAGGAAGTATTACTTACTCTCTTTTTACCTACGGTGGTACATTAATTGAAACAATTACGGTTGGTGCTAGTATTTATGTAAATGGAATTTTAATCGGACCAGCTGACAATACAGATATTTCTATAAATTTAAATATCGGTGATGTTATTACAATAGATTTTGATGTACCTAACTTAAATAATGCCGATACATTTAGTGTAATTGACAATGCACCGTTCCAAAGTCAATTGATAGTATCACAATATCAAGGTGTGCCAATATCGTTTACAAATGAATTAAAAGATTTTTCAATTAAAGATTTTATTACCGAAATAATTAACCGTTTTGGGCTTACTCCATTTAAGGATAAATACACAAATCACTATAAATTTTTAACACTACAGGAACTTTTACAAGATAATAGCGTTATTGATTGGTCTAGAGAGCAAAACAAATTTGTAGAAAAATTATCAGAGCGTTATATTTTTGGAAGCTACGCACAGGAAAACAATTTTACTTACAAATACAACGACGCAGAAAGCGACTATTATAACTCCGATATTTTAATAAACAATATAAACCTACCCGATGCAAAAACGGTGGTTAATTCCCGCTTTTTTGCTCCAGAAAAAGACAGAAGTGTATTAATTCACGACTTGCAAAGTAACGTTTATAAAATGTGGAATAAAGAAATAAAAGATAACGGATCAATAGAGTACAAAGGCTTACAAAAAAGATATTATTTAATGCGTGAGGCTAAGCATACTTTTACAACTACGACGCAAATAGGTAGTGAAAGTTTAGGAACTCATCAAACTATTACAACTATTCCTGTAGAAAGTTTTTATAATTTAAGGATGCAGGATATTGTAAGGAATTATTACGGAAGTATTGGTGCGGTTTTAAATTATTCGAAAATTATTGATGCTACAATTTACCTAAATGAAACCGATATTGCCAATATTGATTTTAGTAAATTGTATTGGATAAAAGAACTTTCAAGTTATTTTTTATTAAACAAAGTAAATAATTTTATAAAAAAAGGGATTACAAAAGTAGAGCTTATAAAAGTTGATTACGCCCCTCCGTCTAGAATACAAGTTATTTTATTAGATAGCGTCAGAAATTTAATACCTAGATTACATTTTGGATTTAATCAACGCCAAATAACTGCAAGCGTAGGTCAAACCATTATAATTTATCAGGATACTATTTATAATGAAAGTGAATATGCAAAACCGATTGTTTTTTCTGCAGGTGCTACTGTAACTCTAGAGGATATGAATATTATTAAAGTTTCATATTCTACTACAGGTGCAAAAACATTAAGTGCTGTGATAACAAATAATAGCAAGTCAATAACCTTAAATTCAAACGTTTTAAACATAACAATAATATAATGGCAAAGGTAGTAATAGCGGAATTGGATATAGATATCAACGCTCTTTTAAAATCAACTTCTGATTTAAAAAAAGAAATTGACGCACTTAAAAACACACAAAAAGAATTAGCGGCTTCTGGTGACAAATCATCTGAGGCTTTTGTGGCTAACGAGGCAGTTTTAAAATCTTTAAATACTGCCTACTCTTCAAATATAAAAGTAATTCAGGAAAGCGGTCAAGCTACAAAAACGCAAACAGATCAAGCCGAATTACTTACTTTGGCATTAAGTCAAGAGGCTACTAGTATTGCAGAAGCTAGAGAGCAAAATCAATTACTTAATAAATTACGTAATGAAACCAATGTAACTACAAAAGAGGGGCAGGCACAATTGACTTCTTTAAATGCAAAACTAGATAGTAATAACGCTTTTATAAAAGAGAATGCCGATGCCTATTTAAAACAAAAAATTAATATTGGTAATTATTCAGAAAGTATTAAAGAAGCTGCGGGAAGTATAAACCCGTTAAATGGTGGTTTGGCTGGTTTTACAGAGAGAGCAAACGCAGCGGGTGGTGCAGGAAACTTACTTAAAAGTGGTTTATCGGGAATGATTACCGGAATGATGGGCTTAGTAAAAGCATCACTAGCCTTTATTGCAACTCCTATTGGTGCTATTTTAGCGGTCGTTGGTGTTGTTTTAGGTACTTTAGTAGGTTTATTTAAAAGTTTAGACCCTGTAGTTGATAAAGTGGCACAAGGTTTTGCTGCTATGAGTGCAGTTGTTGATGTAATTAGACAAACTTTTTTAGCTTTAATTACTGGTGCAAAATCTTTAAAAGAAGCCTTTAGCGGTTTTGGTAGTTCAATGGCTACTGCAGCAAAAGACGCGGCAAAATTAAAAGAGGCACAACAGGATTTAAACGATGCTATGCGTTCTCAGGAAGTAGCAAACGCTAGAGCCTCACAACAATTTGATGAATTAATTGTAAAATCCAAAAATAGAACACTAACCGAACAACAAAGAATTGCATATATTCAACAAGCCCAAAAAATTGAGGAGGCAAATTTTAGACAAAGGTCGGCTTTAGCGGAAGCGGAATTGAAAAACGCAGTTGAGGCAGCAAAAATTAAAGGTAACCTTTCCGATCAGGAAGTAGCTAATTTAAAACGTAACACAATGGCTTACGGTAATTATTTATTAAATACCGGTAGAATTACAGAAGAGGAATTGAACGGTTTAAAAAACGCTGAATTAAATAAAATTAAAATTCAAGATGAGACAACTAAGAGATTAGAAAAATCACAAAACCAAGAGGATAAACTAGCAGAAAACGCAATCGCAAACGCTGAAAAAGCACAAGCCAAAAGACAGGAATTAGCAGATAAAGAAACTGCAAGACGCCAAAAAGAAATTGATGATTTAATTGCCAAGTCAAATACCCAAATTGAAATATTTAAAACTACTGAAAATGCTAAACAAAAAAACGCAGCGGAAACGGCAGATTTTAACCAAAAATTATTTGTAAAAGAAAACGAAAATTTGCAATTACAATTTGATAAAGGCAAAATTACTAAAGAGCAATATGAATTAGAAAAATTAAATATTTCGCAAGGTTACGCAAAAAAGCAAGCTGATACGCTTTTACAATTTGCAAATGCCGAATTAAACTTATTTTTAGAAACCAACAAATCTAAATTAATAGGTGCAGAAACTTTGACTTCCGAATTAGTTGCAGAAGAGGAACGCAGGCTAAAATTAATTGAGCAAAAAAGAATTGATAATCTAGCAAAAGACAAAGGGATTGATGTTGCTAAATTAGAGGCTAAAAAATTAAACAACGAAGCTCTTACCGTTGCAGAAATAGAATTCGAAACCGAGAGAATAAAAATATCAGGGGAAACCGACGCGACTATTCAGGCAAATAAAAAAACACTTGAAGAGCAAGTTAAACAAAGAAAAGCAGAGCAATTAGCAATCGATAGGGAATTGGCTTTAGCTGATGCTGAAACAAAAGCAGAGGAAGACGCAATAAAAGCCGAACAAGATTATCAAATTGAAATAGCAAGGCTTACAAAATTACTTACTGATAAAAAAATCACAGAGGATCAGTTTAGAGCATTGAAAAAAAGTGCAGACGAAAAAAGTGCAGAAAACGAAAGGATAGCTGGTTTAAATAGAACTACTGCACAACTTCAAGAGTTTCAAAAAGTAGGTGCCGGATTAGAGGGATTGTTTGGAAAAAATAAAGCTATTTCAAGTGCAACAGCTTTAATAAATGGAGGGTTGGCAGTTACTGAAATATTAAAAACTCCGTCTGTATTACCCGAACCCGCAGCTTCTATTTCGAGAGCAATACAAATTGGTGGAGTAATTGCAACGACTACTAGAAGTATCGCACAAATTGACGGTGCTAAATTTGAGAAAGGTGGTATTCAAGAGATTGGAGGTAAAAGACACAGTGCGGGTGGTACTAAATTTTGGGGAGAAGACGGAACGACTTTTGAAGCGGAAGCGGGAGAGGGAATAGGAATATTAAACCGACGTGCATTTAGTTCGTTTATGGACTTTAATAATTCGAACGGTAACGGATTTAGTGGCGGCGGTAAATTTGCAGGCGGTGGTATTATTACGCAAGGTGTGAGACCCGAAACAATGAATATTGATAGCGTAGTAGAGGCTATTGCTAGTATGCCAGCACCAGTAGTTGCAGTACAGGAAATTCAAACGGTAGGTAATAGATACGCCCAAGTTGTAAATGGTGCAGATTTAGGGTAATAAATAAAATCAGTTTGTAAGTGGTTTAGATTTATAGTATATTAGCAAAGTGAATATAAAAAACATTTTAAACGGTTGGCTAAACTTCATCGAAAAAAGTGAAGTTACTGAAGAAATTGCAGAAAAACGAGCTATGCATTGTGCTAAGTGTGTTGAGTGCAAAGAGGGTAAATTGTTAGCTCTTATAAAAGATGATTTAAAAGAAATTGAGGGCTTTTATTGTGCGTTATGCTATTGCCCAATATCTGCAAAAATTAGAAGTGAATTAGAAACTTGTCCAAAGGGATTATGGTAAACTACGAATTTTTAAAAGCTACGGATTACAAACTTTTTTTAGAATATGTAAAAAGGGGAATTATTTCCGTACACATAATGGATTATTTAACGGTTTACGAAACATATTTACACGAGCTGAAAACAAATAAAAAATCTATCGCAATAACTTATTGTGCTGAAAAATATAATTGCTCAGAGAGAACTATTCACAACGTTATTAATTTCATGCTTCGATAAAATATCGCTTAATTCATTTTCAAACTCCTTGTATTCGGTAGTTTTTTTATATGCTGGTGTTAAGGCTTTTTTTATAAACCGATAACCTTGTACGGTCAAAGAATAAACCAAAGCTATAAAAGAAATTACAAATAATATCATACTCAAAATTAACTTACAAAACAACTTTACTTTTGAAAAATTAGTTGCAAAAAAACCGTTTAATACAATTGTAAATTTGTCCGTATGGAGGGAACTATTTATATAAACGGATTAATAGGAAGTTATGAAGACCAAAAAGGTACTGAATTAATTGATATTATTCAACAAGTTAAATCCCAAAGCGGTGCGACTTCTTTTCGTGTGCATATTAATTCAGAGGGTGGTGTTGTAGACACTGGCTTTGATATTTTCAATTACATAAAATCTTTACAATTACCAATTACAACTGTAGGAAGTGGGCTTGTTGCTTCAATTGCTACGGTTATTTTTATGGCTGGTGATACTAGAGTTTTGACAAATGGTACTCAATTTATGATACATTCCCCAATGGGTGGTGTTGACGGTACAGCTGACGAAATTGAAGCCTATGCACAAAGCGTAAGGGATTGTGAAAACAAACTTATTAAATTCTACACAAATCAAACAGGATTAGGAAACGATGCAATTGCACCTTTATTGAGAAACGAAACTTGGCTTACACAAGATCAGGCAATCTCTTTAGGTTTTGCTACTTTATTAAACGAACCTATCCTAGCAAAAGCGTATCTTAAATTAAACAATGATAAACCAATGACAAAAGAAGACAAAAGCTGGATTGAAGAGAAGTTCTCTTCTATTCTAAATGCATTTAAAAAGCAAGTTGTAAACATAGTTTTGCAAGATGCTAATGGTGTAGCAATAGACTTTACCGAAGTAGCAGAGGGAGAAACTCCAGCTGTCGGTGCAGTAGCTACAATTGACGGACAACCTGCAGAGGGAGAATATGTAATGCCTGATGGTAGTACTTACGTTTTCGTAGCGGGAGAATTAACAGAAATTGTTTTAATGGCTGACCCTAACGAAGAGTTAGACGCATTAAGACAACAATTAGCGGACAAAGAAGCTGAACTACAGGCTAATGCTACAAAAATAGCGGAGCAGGAAGAGCTTATTACAAACATTGTAAAAGAGGTAAAAGAGCTAAAAGCTGGTATTACTTCTCGTTTCAATGACGATAAGAAAAAAGACAAAAAAGACGCTGATAACGATGCAATCGTAAATCACGCAGCTTTGGCACTAGAAAACTTAAAAAACAAAAGAAATAAATAACTATGGCATCAGAAATTACATCAGGTTTCGCTTTCAACAGAGAGGAACTTAAAGACTGGTCAAAAGTAATCAATGAATTAACTTTTGGCGATCCAACTCTAAATGAGTTGCACGATATCGAACAAGGTATCAAATACAATCAGCAAATCGTATTCGCTGGTAGAATGGGTTTAATGGGTAAAACCGTAACAGGATGTACTCCGAACGCAGTAGCGGGAGTTGCACTTACTGAGAAAACTTGGACTCCAGTAGATATGGACTTTAGATTAGAGCACTGCTCTGCTGACGTAAACGCACAAGACAAATTGATTCGTCAAATGTCAAAAATGAACCCAGATTTTTACAATGTAATTGAGGGGTCAAGCAGCGTTGTAGGTAACTTTTTAGTTGCTAAAGTTGTTGAGGGTTTTAACGAAAACTTATTGCGTCAAGCATGGTTTAATGATACAGCGGCTGCTTTAACAAGTGGTGGTGGTGTTTTTAAAGTAGGTACTGACTTAGGTTTCTTTAATTCTTACAACGGATTTTTCAAACAAATCTTTACAGAAGTTCCAACAACTGATGCTAAATATGTAGCTATCACTAAAAATGCTGCTGCTTCTTACGCTTTACAAACTTTAGCTTCTGGAGATGCAATCGCAACTTTAAGAGCAATGTATTTAAAAGCTGATTCAAGATTGTTAGATTCAGGAAACGCTAAATTCTACGTAACACGTACAATTTTTGACGGTTATTTGAATGACTTAGAAGCAATCCAAAACACTGGTGGTGGTAATACTATCATCAATGAAAACGGTCAAATTTCTTTAACTTACAGAGGTATTCCTGTTGTAAAAATGGATATTTGGGATAGAGTTATTGCTGCTTACCAAGACAATGGAACTAAATGGAACTTACCTCACAGAGCGGTTTTATCAACTCCAATGAACTTGAAAATCGGTACTTTAGCGACTGACGATTTTGGAGCTTTAGACGCTTTCTACGATCAGTATCATAAAGTAAATGTTATCGATGGTGTTTACACTATGGATGCTAAACTTTTAGAGAAATATTTAACAGTAGCGGCTTATTAAGCCGTTACTTTTTTTAACTTTTAAAATAAAAAGATATGCCTTGTGAAGGATTAATTACAGCGAACATTTTATTTGATTGCGATAACCCTAGTATTGGAGGTTTAGAAACTGATGTATTGTTAATCAATGCAGAGGATATAAACATTGCTCTTACTACAATCAGCTCGACAAATAAAACATTAATGACTGACTTGAAAATGAAAGCTACAAAAGTAGGTTTTATATTACAGGGAGTTAAACAAATCAACGGTACTTCGTACGAGTTGGTTAAAAAAGAATTTGGTCCAGATAAATTTAAACACATGTTTACAGGTGTTATTTTAAACCCAAGTGCTGCAAACAAATTACAAGCTACTCAACTTTCGGAGGGTGGTAAATATGTAGTTGTTGTTGAGCAAAAATGGAAAGGTGCTTCTAATGCAGATGCCTTTCAAGTTTACGGGTACAAATCAGGTTTGGAATTAACCACTTTGACTTACAATTCAAAAGAGAACGACGGTACAATTTCTTTTACTTTAGAAAGTACTGAGGGCTTTGAAGAGCCAATTGTTCCTTACACTTTATTAGAAACAGATTACGCTACGACTAAGATAGCATTTGATGCAAAATTCTTGGGATAACTGGCATAAAATGGATGTGGAATCAATTATCGGGGGCAAGACCTCCGATAATGTTTCACTTTTAAAATTATTTTTAATTGATTATAAAAAAGAATTTTCTGTTGAAACTGTCAACGCTGCGTGTCCTAAATGCATAGTAATATATCACAAAGAATTTATTAAAAAATATACCAAAATGGAAAATCAATCACAATACTTACTTCACAAAAAAAGAGAGGGTTTACAATTAGAATTTGGCGGATCTCTTTTAATTACAAATCAAAATATCACAGACCGTTACGCTGAAAAGTTAATAAAAAGATTTAAAGAATTAAATCCAGATTTTAAAGTAGAAGACCTATTTGAAATCTACCCAACAGAAGTAAAAGAAGCAAAAGAAACTAAAAAACCCACAGCAACTAAAACTAATAAATCCACTAAATAATGAAAGTTACAGTCCTAGATATAATTAAAAGGGCGGTAAAGTGGGATAAAAAATTAGAAATCTATCAAAACGGTGAGGATAACTTGTACCCTGAGAGAATTGATAGAATTATAAACAACTCCGTTACTGCTAAAATGGCATCTGAAATAATGATCCAATACCTATTGGGTAAAGGATTCGGAGAGGCGGATAATTTCCAAATAAATAACAATCAAAAATTAATCGATTTTGCTATTGATGTTGCCGATAGTTTAGTTCGCCAACGTGGTATTGCTATTCACTTTGATTATAACCTAAATTTTGAAGAGGTAAACCCTAAAGTAATTGACTTTACAAAAATTCGTTTAGGCATTAAAGATAGCAAACAATATAACGGTAAAATTTTATTCAAAAATGACTGGTCCGATAATCAGGAAAAGCCAATAGTTTTTGATGTATTCAATAAAAATGCGGACGTTGTAAAATCACAAATTGAAAAGGCGGGAAGTATTGAAAAATACAAGGGGCAAATAATGTATATCAATTTAGATAATCGTTATTATTACCCACTATCTAGAATTGATGCAGTTTTAAATGATTGCGATTCGGAAAGTCAAGCTGCCATTTACAAAAACATGATTTTGCGTAAAGGTTTCTTTGGTAAGACTGTTATTATGACACCTCCTTTGGTAAGTAATGACGAACCGGAAATGATTGTAAATGATGCGGGGCAATTAGTAAGAAATAGACAATTCACACAAAGACAAGCTGAGGCAGATGTAGTTAAGCAAACTATTGAAAAATTTATTGGTAGTGAAAACGCTGGTGGTGCAATGATGATTGAAAGTCCTGATTTTATAAATGGAATTGACACTATTTTTAAAATCGAAAAAATTGATTCTACTCTAGATGATAAAATGTTTGAGTATACTGAAAGTTCAGTCAGTAAAAATATATTAATGGCGTTCAATAACTTACCCGTTGTTTTGGTCAAATCACCTGATAGTGCAATGTTTGGCAACAGCGGGTCAAGTTTATTGGAAGCTAAAAAAATGTACTGGGAAAACACTTTAAAAGAGCGTAATAAATTAGAAACTATTATCAACGATATAGTTCAAAATTTACCAACTTGGAACGGTACTTACGTTCCGATAATTTCTTTATTTGAGCAAAGTGCTGAGCAAAGTATTGGTGATGTAAAACGTATTGAAAGCCAAGCGACCTTAAAAGGTTCTGTGGGTGGGGTTCAGGCTTTATTACAAATACAACAAGCGGTTTCATCTGGTCTTACAGATTTAGAAAGTGCGGTAGTTATTATTGAGGAGATTTACGGAATAAGCAGCGATTTAGCTCGTAAAATGTTAGGCACACCAAAATTAGGAATTGAACCAATAACACCTGTAGTATGATAACAACGCCTTTGATAACACGTGCTGAAATACAGCAATACAAACAGCTTAGTAATTCGATTAATAATGCAAAGTTAAACGAATTGATAATACAGGCACAAATGGTAGATTTATATCCTTTGTTAGGTGAACAGTTGTTTTACGATGTGATAAATAACCCTTCTACGTACGCTAATTTATTAAACGGGAACGTTTATACCTATAATGGAATTACTTACACTAATGTAGGCTTAAAAGCGGTTTTGGCACATTATACTTACGCTAGGTATTCCCTTTATGGTGATGTAATTGATACTGCGTTTGGTTTAAAAGCAAAATTAAATAGCGAGGTTTCAGAAAAAATTGATTACCCAATGAAAAAAACGTTGTATGAGCATAATTGTAACTATGCTTTTAATCTTTGGTTAAATGTAGAGAGCTTTTTAATGAGAACTAACGTTGCAAAGTATTTCAAATGTGGTACAAAATCAGATAATAAAAATTTTAGAATTTCAAGATTAGGATAATTATTAAAAATATAAAAAATGGAAAATTTAGATTATGCCTTAAACGGTAATCAGGGAGTAGGTCAATTCGGACAATACGGATTGAGAGTTTTAACCAGTAACGCAGTAGTTGGGGAGTGTTTTGTTGCAATTCAAGTTATTACAGATTGCGTTATTAGTAGCAAATTAAAACCTTACACAACTAACCTTAGAGAAGTTGTAGGGGATACGGTAATTACTAGTTTGGCTTTAGAAGCTGGGACTATTATTTACGGTAGATTTTTTGACTTAGAAGTAGCAAGCGGAAAAGTAATCGCTTATAAAGGATAAATTATGTTAGGTCTAGGTAACAAACTAACGATTTATAAATTTAAGGGTGATAATGTCATTAAATTAGCAATAGCTGCCTTTAAAACTAGGGTTGCTACTGACGGTGGTATATTTGAAGCCGAAAACTGTTTAAAACAACAATTAAAAAAGATTTAAAATGGGTTTATTTAGTAAGGCGTCGTTAATTGTTACGCCAAACGC